AGAACGTCAACATCGGGGGAGCCCTTGAAGTGCATCTCGGTAACTTTAACTTCCAGAGGGCCGAGCCACTCCTCGGGCCCGACAGTCATATAATTTTTAGCGTCGATCCCGAGGGCTGAAAAACCTACCTTCAAGGCATCTTGATCGTGGTTATTTTTTACTACCACCCAGCCAGTAACAAAGGGAAACTGTACCTTTGCGCTGGTGCTGGCGTCAATGTTACCACTCAGCCAGGGCTGGCCTGACACTTGATATGATCCCACATTTGAGAGTCCTACTTTTATATAATCTCTAGCCATTGCATCTTTCTCCGTTCATTAAATAGTTATAACTAATCACTTTTACCGCATCTTTTTTCTTTCAAACTTCTCGCGTGCTCGTTGAGCTTTTTTACGTTTCAGTTTGCGCTTTACTGACGGCTTGATATGATAAGCGGTTCGAGTGCGGTACGCTTCGAGTACCTTCTCTTTTTTCACTTTTTTGATAAAGCGCCGAATAAGCCGTTCGCCCGATTCACCCCGTCTTAATTCAACTTTAACATTGATGGCCACTCAGCACCCCTACTTTCCACCCTTCATGTGGGCGCCCCAACTATTCCCCACGGCTCCAAAAAGGCCGCTGATGTCCACTCCCGGGTCGCCCGGTGCGATGCCCGATAGGGCCCCCCGCGGGGCCGCTGAAGCGCCGGGAGCAGGACCAGAGGGGGCTGGGGTGGTGCCTTCAAACAAGTCCACACCATTGAATGTCTGGGCGCCAATTGCGCTCATCAACTTCTTCTTGTGTTCTTGGAGTTTGCTGCTTTGTTCTGCGCTAAAGGCGTTTCGTTGCATTCGTGCAATCGCGGGGCCTTGTCTTTCTTGGATGGCTGCAGGCCCAGTTTCAACAGTTTGAATTCCACCGACTCCACGAGCGACCTCTGATATAATCCCTGAAAGAACACCATCTTCGAACATCACCTCCTTTATGCACTCTTTTATCAAGGGCTTTAATATACTTTTAAGTTGTTCTTTTTTCATCTATTCCTCTAAAATACCCTTCAATAGGGTAAGGATCTTGTTGCTCTTTTGAATGCCCTCGTTAATCGATTTATTTTCTGTCATCCCCACAAACGCTCCGGGCGTGGAAGGCTCTGAAACGATATCAAAACAAATGAGTTGGAAGTCATCTTCAACAATTGTCTTCCCCATCCGTTCGGTGACGGACCCCATCCCTCTAGAGGAGATCCCAATCTTTACTCCGGATTCCACGAGTGTTCGCAGAATTTGACCGGATGGGGTCTGCAGTACTTTGCATTTCCCCATAACATCGTTGCCTTCCATCCACACTTGAGTCACCATATGTGACACATTGGCGAGATTAATAATAGAGGAATCGGGGTGATCCAGCTCGCCCAGAGCGCGATTATCTTCCACCACGCCGGCGTACTTTTTTACTTCACGTTCCAAAATATTAAAGGGGTATTGTCTCCCGTTGCCATTCTGGCAATCTGCTTCTTGTAGTTTCCCACTAAGCATCATCCCGCCCCCCTTAACAAAGCGCTTTTCAGCCTCGGTTAAAAGATCTTGACAGATGCCGCCTTCACAAAGCTCATAGTATTCTCGGAGAAGTTGTTTGGACATCGTTATTTCCTATTATTAATTCTCGTGATCATCTCAGAAACAATCCTCTTCAAGTCGGACTTGGAGACTTCTCCGAGGCCTCGGACGCGGGGAAGCTTGGGGCGGGCTCGTCGTGGCGTTGGGCCTTCGGGAGAAAGTTGGCTGATGTCATCTACCTGAACTTCCATTCCAGGCTCACTAATACTAATGGCCTCGCCGGCTTCAGCGGGCTCTTCGAAGGGGCAACCTTCTTCAAGCCCCTCTTCGACGCGGTTCCTGCGGCGGGAGCGGTCGCTTCGGGCCTCTTGCACAGCGCTTTTCTGGAAGGTGTTTCTTAATTTGTCGTTAAGAGCACTGTATATCTTCTGATTTACCTGCGCGAGTCCATTCTCTTCCAACCATCGGCCACCGTCGCCCTGCTCTAAACAAGCCAGATATCCCACTGCGTTTCTCATCAGCGCACACACCTCTTCACCATCGGGGCAAGGAGGAATGCCTCGAAGTGCCTCTCCGCACAACGATGCTGCGGCTTCACCACCTCGTACTGACGAGCCTCCGCGGCCGAACTGTAAGGCTGCAGCCTCGTCCAACTTGTCCACATACTGGGTTATCATTCCTTCCAGATTGCCTCCTGCCACATTTCGAGGAGCTTCAGCATCTGGGCGCAGCGCTACGGCCGCCCGGGCTTCGGGATCTCTAGATGCAGAGAGAAGGCCCGATTCTAATATGCCCCTTAGCGCTTTCGTGGCGCTCAGCACTATTTGATCAAGCTGCTTAGCTATATTTGCCGACATCCCCTGCTCAAACAATACTGTCTCGTTCAAGAAGTATCTTGGATCTATTCTTTTTACATTTTTTCTGCGTGCCATAATTAATTCCTATTTGTTTAATGTGGGGTCTCTCGACCCCACAGATATTCAGCTACCCTTGCAGCATCGTCTTACTGGTTGAAGCATCCACTTCGTCATGACGTTCTCCTTTTCCTATCTGTATACCATCGTCACAGATTATCATATTTAAGGCATATGAAGTGCCTGAACTTAGACAGCCCAACAGAAACGCGTCCATTGGGTTGTGTCCAAAAGTAAATAGTTCCGTTAAAGGGTTAACCCCCCAAAGAAACACACCAACCCAAAAGCCAATACACATAGGACACGAGAAGAAATAGTGTTTGGGGCGAATGCGGTCGAGAATCTTCGAAAAACACAGAAGCTGAGTGAGACCATAGGCCACCAATATGAAGTACAATAACTGCATTTTAGTACCGATAGCGTAGTGGATAGTAGTAGTAGCCAGGGCGCATTCCACCCTTCTCGGCCTGCTGGGGGACCTCTCCAAGCTCTGTGGAGTTTCGGTCATCGGGCTGAGTATAGAAGCTCTCAAGATCACGTTCATACTGATCAGCAACCTGTTCCATCTCAGATTCATGCTTGATGAACTCTGCGATCACATATACAGCGGCCTGGAGAGAGTTAGGGTTCTCACTCTCATAGAGGGTAGCCTCCAAGGATCTAAAGATATTTCCGCCTTGGATTGACTCACGACCAATAATACCACGGTTGGCTAATAGTTCCAACAAGCGATCTTGGTAGTAATAAACATCCTCTCGCTCAGAGGACTTGGGATAAGTCACAACCTTCAGTTCATTTGGTATCACCGCGATATCAATCTTGCGATGATCCATAATAAGCAGGGAACCGTCCAGGGCGCGGCGCGCCTTAAGTTCTACTGTAGCCTGGGGCCCTCCCAGTGTGATCTTAATCATTGGTATTAAGTTCCCGTATAAGTTCTTGAACCTGCAGAATTTTTTGGAAATCCGCCTGTTCTAGTTGGCGCGTCCGAAACTCTTCTAGATAGTTAAGGACAGCTTCCGTCTTATCGCGAATAAGTCCCCCATCCTCATTAGTGGTGACCGACTCATAAAGCGCTTTCTTTAGGCGCCCCAGCTCCTGATTGAGATAAAGATTAAATTCGGCGCCGTCATCAGCAAAGGAAACGATATATTTATTGAGGAACTCTTTTTGTTCTTCTAAAAGGGTATTATATTTGTCGTTAAACTTTGCAATGAATGAACGATATACCAGATTATCTACAGGCTTCATTTTTTGCTGGTTGGTGTTCTTGGGTGAGACCATCGAATCAATAATGGCCTGCTCGAATAAAACTTTCTTTTTAACAGGAGTCTTCCCATTAAAAATAGCATTGATCGAGGCTAAGGATTTATAGTTAGACACGAAATTATTCCAAAGCGTGGCGCCCAAATGCTTGTTAATGTCCCCTATGACTTTCGATTGAGCGCCGAAAAGGCCATCGGCGTCTATCTGTCGATGCGCCACCTTGGTTTCGTGAAGAAGCTTTTCCGCAATCACCGGTTGGGTGTTTTTTGTCTCTACCAAAATACGATAAAGCCCAAGCTCCTCCATCAAAAGACCACCCGCAACAAAATTCTCCTTGAGAATATCTAAGATATCATTTCGACGCGTGACATTCTGCGCCACGATGGACTTGGTGAGTTCTCTAACAAGGCTCTCATAAATGAATGCCGTATTACGTTTCTTGTTGTGTTTCATCCTTCTCTGCCTCTTTGTTTTCTAGCTGACTAATTAGCTGTCGCACCGCCACGGTGTTTTCCAATAATATTTTTTCTTCTTCTCCATTATAAATAGACTGCTCGCTTTCTTCCAGACCAACAAGTTCCCTAAAGTCTGGCATACTTATGCCGCCGGCGCCATGGCCCTTGTTCTTTCGGTGAGTATTAACTTCCACCCCTTGGGCTGTTCGACGCAGATGACGGCTGCGGGGGCCCGAATGACCCTTACGTCTTCGATCATAGGGAAAGCGCTTCCCTCGGTCTTCGCGGCGCCCCGGTGTGGCCAGAAGGGCAGAGTCATCGCCACCTAGATCATCGCCACCTAGATCATCGCCGCCGAGATCATCGCCACCTAGATCATCGCCACCGAGATCATCGCCACCGAGATCATCGCCACCTAGACCACCCATTTCGCCACCTAGGCCTGCGCCTTCTGCGGCCGCCTGTTCACCCACAGCTTCAATGGCTGCTTGATATTTTCGATCATAGAACGTTTCTCGCTGGTTGCGCAGGAACTCGTCGTCGGTCATACTGAGGATATTCTTAGATATCCAGCGTTTGCTATAAACTCCTTCGGGCACGCCGCCGGCCAATTCGAACTTAGTCCGGAGGTACTCCAGGTGTTGTAATTCAGCCAGGCGCGAAGGATTATTTAGATTAATGTTAAAGGAAACAAGGTCCTCACCACGGAAGCCTAGAGTATACAAGTGAACCACAGCAATCTTTTCTAGCTCGGAGAGGAAAGAACGTTGCAATCGCAAGATAGTCCGTGAGAACCGAATATCCTTCTGAGCTAGAGTAGTCTTGTCTTCCGAGTCTCCCTCGCCCATAGTTAGATAGGACTGGGGGATCTTGATAGCCGAGAACAGCTTGTCTCGCATATATTTTACGTCTTCAATATCATTAAGATTCTTTGCACCTTGCAAGGAAACAATATCCGAACCCACTCCACCACGAATAGGAATGAAGTAATCTTCCTCTAAAGAGAGAGGGTTGTAGCGAAGATCCACGCGGCCGGTGCTTGCATCAACAAGCTGATTACGCTTAAGCTCAGTCTTCACCTTCTCCATATACTGGGCCACGTCCTGGGGTGGGATGTTGCCGACGTCAATCTTAAAGACCCGGCGCTCGGGAGCACGCACAACGCGATACGCAAGCATCGCATCTTCAATAAGTACAAGCTGGCGCCAGATCCGGCGGGCGGGCTCCAGGACCGAAGTGCCGTACGGGTTATTTTTGTCATTGCCCAAAATACGGAAATGAGCTACCTGCCAGTTTTCAAAGGTCATACCCGCACCATTCCATTGGAACTGCACATAGTTGGGGTTGGTGTTGTCTTGCCCCTCTAACCTCTCAATTTCATTATTCGGAAGACCGATCACTGACGTAACACCCATCTTGTCATCAATGTCTAGATACAAAAAGAAATCACCATACTTGCACATCGATCGTGCCCATCCAAAAGCATTAAATTCAATGTTCAGTGCATCATAAAAAAGTTGTTCGAGGATAGTTTTGATTTCGTGATTAAGGCAGTCAACATTCAGCAATTTGTCAAACTCATTAGAAGTGGTCATCTCATCTGCATAGATATCCATAGCGGACGCAATCTCAGGCATATACTCCATTTGATCAAAATCAATGTAGCGCTCATTTCGGTTCTGGTTACGCATCGCATGCGAGGAAAGAACGTTATAATTCTGCGAGAGGTTGTCTGTGGCTCGCTTAAACTCTTGGCCACTGAGAGATGTGAATCTTGTTTTATATTTATCTAGGTCGTTTCTACGCTCTTGGCGCGCAATCTGCGCGCGGTAATTTACAATTGGCCCAGAGAACAGTCGCGTCAGCCTCTGGAAGAGGGGCGATGCTGGATTGTAGGGATTCTTTGATTTTTTATTGTTGGGTGCCATTTATTATCCTTTAATTAAAGCAATATACTGTTCATTATACTGCTGTGCTGCCTGTTTTTGAAGTGATTCTTTAGTACTCCGATGGCCAATCATCCCTGGAACGGAGGTCGAGAGATCTTTTTTCGACGTCGAGATCGCACCAATAAATTCTTTACTATATTCAACACTTCGTTGGCTCTCGACAATCACTGTATCCCTCACCCAACAACCAATTGCAAACGACATAATTAAATCGTCATTATAACTACGCATCGCCTGTGGTCTGCCGTGATGCCACACAAATGTTTTCATTTCAGATAACAGGCGGTTGGAGTTTATCTTAATTAGTTTGTTTCTCATAAACTCTTCCATCTTCGCTATAATGAGAGGGCGAGTTTTAGAAGAAGTGGTAAAGCCAGGAATTACATTCGACTGCCACTGGGCTGTGACCGGATCAACAAACTCGTGAGTAGTCTTGGTGGTGTAATAAATATTAGGGTAGCCCTTGTCCTGAAGTTTTTTGAGTACCGCGTAGCCAATATTGTTGTTCTCGATAACGACCATAGGGTTGCCGAATTCTTGCGCCACATTAAACAGAATGTCTGCAAAATCGTCGGGAGTGGGCTTGCCGACATATTCCGCCACCACCTCTAGGTCTTCCAATTTAAACACATGAAAAGCCGAATTATCCTGTCCATCGCCGCGGGCCACGTCAGCAGAGATCATATAGGT